CCGGGGCTAAGTCGGGCACGCCCCGTGACTGATTAGGTCTGTCAATCTGGAAGAGGTGGATTACGTTCCTGAATCCTAATTTTTTTCCAAACGCGGGGATAACCTGCCATTCCACTTTTTTTGTATACTTTGTTATGCCGGGATGATGCTTGAGTATGTGATAAGACACGGGCGCTCCGTACTTATCCTTTTCAATGCCGCCGGCCAAAGTGTCTGTATCCATGGCATTATCCTTGTTGCACACCCTGTCCGCCTCTATAACCTGCAATTTCAGATCATAGGCCACGTTTTTACGCTTGATTTTAGGCAAGGTTATGAACACATCCCCGTTTTCCTTTGCCTGCCGGTATACCAGGCTCGTGATTGCATTGCCGGTAAGTGTGCGGGCCGCGTCACATTCCTTTGAATTCCAGAACAGTTTCCACTCCCTTTCCGTCTGGGTTTCCCATGTCTGGGCTTGATCATCGGTCATATTGAGTATGTCCCTGTCTATCCTGGATTGCAGCTTGAGTCCCGTACCCACCACATTAGTGACCTTTGTATTCATGGCCCCTGCCGCTAACGGGGTATTTCTTATCAAGTCCCGGCTTCGCTCCCTGAGCGTGGCCAGATCGGGCAGGATAGCGGAGTCCGCATCATAACCAAGAGGCGTCCACTGCTTTAACCCGCGCCTGGCCTTCGAGCCCCCTATATACCCGCCCGCAATGGCCATGACCGCACGCGCCTTGAGCCGCCGTGCCCCTCGAACCGGATCTAAAAAACCGATCATCCTGTCGAATACGTTTGATTCGATCTTGATCTTCCGTCCGTGCCTTCGAGGGCGGTTTTTTTCGTGTTTTCGTCCTTTCGTGTTTGCGTGATTCAACACGGGGTCCCCCCTCTTACCCGGAGGCCGCCACGGGTCAAGCGTTTGACCTGTTTATCCCAAAATACGATATTGTCCCGGATCTCTTTGGCATTTGCCCGTGTCAGGGACCTGCCGCCGACAGAATAAGCCTGGCCCGAGGCCACCGCCGTATCCGCCTCCAACCATGCCGCCAACTGGGTCTCTGCCTGGGCAAGTGTAATTCCGACCATACAGCCTCCAAAAAAGAAAGACCGACCAGTGCAGGGTGTGCGGCCACCGCACTGGCCGGTCTTAGAGGAAATGAAAATAAAAAAGATTTTTATTTACGAGAAGTCTACCACGGCTTTTTCAGAAAAAATGTCTATCACGGGCATTTGGGGGTATTTTTGGGTGTATTTATATGCCTTATGGGGGTATTTTTGGGTGTATTTTTTCTTGACAACCAAAAAAAAGGCCAAAAAAAAGCCCCCGATCCGAAGATCGGGGGCAAGGTTGTCATTCCCGCGCAGGCGGGAATCCAGAGCTTATAACAGCCGGGAAATATACTCCTCTAATTCCCCGGCTCCATATATCCCTTCCGGGTGCCAGCCGCCGTACCAGAACCCGTTCGCCCATATTTCGAGGCAGGCAGCTTCAAAAATTGTCAGGGATTTCAGTTTTTCAATAAATCCTTTTTTGTCCACTTCCCATTTTTCGTCTAATTTATCTAAGGCCATGCCGTCCACGCACTGTTTTGTTAAATGCTGCCCGGCCAACTGAGGGGTCAGTGCCGTCGAGTTGAAAACATCGATCATCAACGACAACTCCCCGCCCGTAAACCGGCCTTTAAGCCGGTCCAGGGTCCGGGAATAAAGGGGCGGGGTCATGTCCAGGACATACTCGGCCCCCGGATGCTTGGCCGAAAAAACCGCCTCCAACCATTTCTCAGTCTGCGGCCCTATGCGCGGGCCTAATTGTTTTTTTGTCATCCTACGCCTCCATCTCTATAAGATCAGCCTCTGCCAAAGTTTGATTTGCCAGGGCATCAACCACACCTGCTTTATTTAGACAAACAACTTCCTGCCCAGGATATATCGGGTGAGTTGCCTGCCGGGAGTAAGCCGCAGCCATTTCCCGCTGATGGGCCGCCTTAACTCGTAATTGAGCCGCCTTCAATTTCGCCTTTGCCGCTTCGATTTTTTCTTTTTTATCCATACCAAATACCTCCTTTATTTTTTCAAATATTTCAGGGGTTTCTTCCGAGTCACATTTTTCTCCCCTCCACGTGCCCCCGCAAGCATAACGCTTACCAAAATTGCCATTGCTGATGAGACGATACCAGGTATTATCATAGGCATTATACTGTGCCTCTGGACCTCTCTCCTTACTCCCGATATACAGCCTTACAAGCTGTCCCGTCTCAAGCTCGGCGGACGGATCGCTCCGCCACTCCCAGGCCGTGTATATACCTTTGGCCTCTGCCCGGTCCGCCTCGTTATCATCATATGGGTGATCAATGCTTATAATTTTGCCGCCCCGAAGGTGGATATCGCCCAAGATAGGTACCGTCTGTATTACCTCTGCGGTATCCGCGACCCGAGGCTCCCTATCAGCCTCAATATCCTCTATGTCTGCTTGAGCCTCTATCAGTGCGGCATGTGCCTCTGCCCTGTCCTCATAATCAGTGCCCTGCCATACATCCCTCATATCTAACGCCCACCGGCGACGTTCAGCAGTTGTCAATATCTGTTTTTCCATAATTTTCTCCTTTCGTTTTTTTAATATTTCGGTTATCATTTTTCCTGGCGCCGGATCCCCGGTCTATCCACCGGGGAGGGCATCTCCTGCCCGCACCCGGCGCCAACCTTTTGCCATTTTTTCCTGTTTCACCTCCTTTCTGATTGTGTTAGCTATGATTTTAGGCCTCCGTTAACGGTTTGTCAAGCAAAAAATCGTTTAAAATGCGTTTTTTTTAGCTTTGATTTTTAGATTAAATTTGCCTTAGCTTGCTTATTAGGCATAAATGAGTTAAACTGTGCATTAAAAAACGGACAAAAACGCATAGGTAGGATAGGGTAGACCCCAAAAAAGCGAATGTGGGCTAAATTTCGAAGCCATTTTTTATTGACATCATCTTATAATATGTGATATTAACGATAAAACCCATGCGGAGGCAATTAAAATGCTGTTTTTTGTCAAAAAGCCTTTTTGTGATCAGATCAAGGCCGGATTAAAAACGATTGAGATAAGGGCCGGTAAACGATATCAAAATATTGGTATTGGTGATAAACAAAGCATAAACGGTCATTTTTATGTGAAGGTAACTTCAAGGCGGGTATTTAAAACCAAAACCGCTCTTTTTAATTTTCTCAAGATCCGGCATAAAAAAGCCGGCTTCCCCTCTTTAGCCGCAGCAAAACGGGCCTGTTCCGAGCTATATCCCGATGCGACCGGCCCTTATTTTGCCTTTTATATCTCCATGGGCTGACTGTCCCATATCCTTTTTGCCTCTTCCTCGGGATATTTCTCACCCTCATATACCGCCGATATCACAGGTCGGTAAATCCTCCTGTTTTTTCTCGCGCTCTGCTTCTTTTTTGTATTGCCGATCCCCTTGCCCATGGCCGTAAGGGTCCCCGGTTTAGGGGCATTTATCACCCGCCACGCATTGCTCTTTAATATCCGGGCCTTTTCTCCAGGGTGGGACGTGCGCACGTAAAAACTCTTACCCACTCCGCCTAACATGGCCCCGCAGAAATCGGCCATGGCCGCCCCTATGCTCACACCCTGATAGTCGGGCAAGCAAACCAGCCTGTGGCCCCTGTATGCATTTTTAAGGTGCACATGCGGGAAGGCCATGAGCCCGGCAAAGGCAACCGGCCGGTTTTCCCATATAGCCATAAAACATCTGGCCGCCCTGTGGAGGTCTCGGCTCAGATAATGAGCCGCTTGAAATATTTTCCACGCGGTATAACGAACCCTGACAATATCGAGCTTGATTTTTGGGCGGGGTTGAAGAAACCTCCACTCAAAAGAATTTTCCACCGGGCAGTAAACCCAGTCCGGCTGCAACCAGTCCATGACATCATAATGGCACGTCACTGCAATAAACTTCTGTTTCCTTTTACGCACGGTCTTTGCTATAGCATGACTCCCTATCTGTGCCACGGTCCTGTCAACAACGCTCGTAAACTCATCCACTACAGCTAAATCCGTATTTTCGGCCAATACCCTGGCCATTGTCACACGGAATTTTTCACCCGTACTCAACACATGATACGGCCTGACCCATGCAAGGGGCGAGGAAAAACCAACGGAAGATAACAGGGTTGTAACATCTTTTATTCCCATATCAGAAGGAAACGCATCTAAAATGCTCTTATCCTCGGGCCAGTCAAACTCCCCTGCAATATGCTTTTTAAATATCTCGTTTATTATTGTGCTCTTTCCGCACCCCGAGTGACCAACTATCAGCCCGACGTTCCAGTCCCTGGCATCAAGTGGGAGATCCACCTGCCATGTAAGGGCATCCCGCTCACGCGGAGGCACATCAAAAATAGACTCCATCTGCATTACCCGGGGCGTTCGTTCAATACTGCTTTCCCTTACGATACATATGCCTTGCATTCGTATCCCTCCTTTGACAGTCTACCCAATAATTTCACCTGCGACTTTTCCGTAAGGTTCATAACCACAATTTCAAATGCCTCATCAATACTTTCGATTGATTTTTTCTGTTTACCTCTTTCCACTTCATTGCCTTGGTTATAAATCAATTTGTCCAACTCCTCAAAATCAAACCCCGTCAATTCACTATCAAGCAAGGAAGCATCTATTTCCGTTATTTCCTGTTTCAAATACTCCTCAATCCAATCACTTTCCGCTACTTTATTATCCGCTATGCGAAACATGCTTACCTGCTCGGGCGTCAGATCCTCATCAATAATAACCGGCACCTTTTCTAATCCTAACTTCTTAGCAGCCAGAAGCCTGCCGTGACCGGCCACGATCTCCTTCCCTTTATCTATCAGGATAGCACCCTGGAAACCGACCTCCTTGATCAATCTGGCAATCTTGTTCACCTGTTTTGCCGGGTGTGCCTTCGGGTTCCGCACATACGGAATCAACTCGTCCACCGCCATCATCTGTATCTTTTGGGCCTCTACCTTAATCTCTTTCTTTTTCGCCATTTTATTTTCTCCTTATCCGTGTTCATCCGCGCAAATCTGTGCCTGCCCCGTGAAATGCTTTTGGCTTTTTATTTCACTGGGGTCCCCATCCTTTTGTTTTAAGGCATTTGGCATTTTTACCCGCGTATACGCCTCAAACCATTTCTCGATATTACCCGTATAAGCAATCCATTCTTTGCCGGTACACCGGGCAGGCATACCTGCCTTTATATATTTGTCAAACATATAATCCGAGACATTACCTAAAAACGTCTTAATCTCTTCTTTACACGTCAGGATCTTCTCGCTTTTCATTGCCCCTTTGCCTTTTCTATTTCCTCTTTTCTCATTTCTTTCTTTACATGCCCTTGCTTATCACCCGCCGCTTTTTTGTCTTTTCTTCCGCCTTTTCCTTTTTTTTAAACTTCACCCTTAACACATTTGCGGCGACCAGGTTATATACACTACAGTCCCAGCCGTGATTTGCCTTTGAAGGCGGATTTTCCCAGAAACCCTTGTCATTGACATATTCAGCGCACATATGCATGGCCCATTCATCCGGCATATCCGCGTTCATGTGCCAGGCCCCCGGATCTGCCGGATTGATCTCTAATTTATTAGCCAATTGATTTTTGAAATAGGTCACGTTCGCCCGCAGCAGCATGATCCCGCCCGGTATCATCTTATTTGTGCCGGGATACGTGTCGATCTTGCCGAACTTATGCGGCTGGGCCATGTTCTGTTCACCTTTAAAGGGTGCTAATCTCCCCCTGTGCATCCTGGCGAAATCGTATATCTCCGCCGTGCGACCACCCATGGCGTCATGCACCGCAAACCGGACAAAGTACTCTTTGCCGTCCGAATCTAAATATTCTTCCTTAAATAGCACCTGTTCAATTGATTCAATTGAATCAACAAACCCGCACCGTACCTGCCAGCTCTCCTGTGTCATACCCCAGCCCCATGCCCGGACCTCGTACCAGAAACCATACTTCTGAGTATCCACACCGGCGGTCAAACAAGAGACAATCCCGCCCGACGGAACCAACCCCTCGGGCCTGTCATCTTTGAGTATAAGTATTTTATCCTCTTTTCTCTCCGCCATCCAGTCGGTCCACGGAATCGCGGCATGGGAATTATTGAAGTCCTTAAGTTTTATCTTGTCTTTTAGCCCACGCAGAAAAGCGGCCGCCGCTTCGCTCAAACCCACAAAATGAGACAACCATGAAGGCATGTGAAACCCGATCTTCGAGGGCCTGTATTTTCTGAGATACTTTATTAACTCCAACCCGCTCCTTTCCCCTTCCCCGCTTCTATCTTCTTTGTAGTCCCCTATCGTTTCCCCTGCCTCCATACTCCTCCACCGGCCCCACCTGACCGCCACATCCCGTTTAAGATCATTCCATTTACTCTTACACCGGATGCACTCATACCAGGCTAATTCCTTCAATTCCACGTTCTCCGGGTCCCGTTCCCCTTCCGGCCACTTTATCTGCTCAAACACCATGCGCTGTATCATTCCGCAATCCGGGCAGCATACTTCATAAATAAAGATCACCTGGGCCTCTTTTGTAAGTGCCGCCCATATGGGCCCAGTCTCTATTGTGGGAGTGCTGAGTTTCCATATCTTCCTGTTGTGCCTGTATGTCCTGAGCCGTTTCTCCCCTTTGCTTATGGGATCGGCCTCGCGTTTGCCGGCGGTCGGTGGGTATTTGTCCGTTTCATCAAACACTATGTATTTGATCGGCTTATTTGCCAGTCTGGACGCAGATCTGGCCCATGCCATGTATATGGGCATATGTTTCAGGTTTATCCTGAGTGCCGCCTCGTCATCAACCGTCCCGCTCAGATACGTCCTTAGCCTGGGACTCGACTGTATCATTGGGAGTATTCTATCCTTACTATTCTCCTTTGCCGTCTGTTCGTCCGGGTACACAAACAGGGTAGGGCCCGGGTCCCGGTCTATGGCATAACCAATACAATTATTAACGCTCTCACTCTTACCCCCCTGATCCGCAGCGCAAACAATTGTAGTCTCCACGGACGGAAAAAACGAGGCATCCATAATACCGGCCAAGCAGGGGGTAATCTCATTTTTCCACTTACCCGGCATACGTCCCATAGTAATAATCCTGTGCCTCTCGCACCATTTAGACACGGGCATATGTTTTCTCTTCCGGTATATCTTCCTCTCCGCATCGGAGAACCGGAAAGAATAAGTAACCGCCTCACCCCGCCCCACGTCATGCCGGACCTGTTCCCCGCTGATCGCGGGATCTATAACCGGCATCCAGGAAGGCCGCCCTTTAACTGTGATCCTGTTTGCTTTCATAACAACCTAATCCTCGCCAGGCCATGCCTGGCCACGCCCTGTCCCGCCTTGCCTGGCCAAGCCCCGCCATGCCTTGCCACGCCGTGATCCCCGCCTTGCCAAGCCCCACCTCGCCAAGCCAAGCCTCGCCTTGCCCTGCCAAGCCCCGCCATGCCTCGCCTCGCCTTGCCCAG